GATTCGCATTCAATATGTATGTATCGTCCAGGTTGGACAGTAAATAGTGTTCCGTTTAAAACGTTAAATGGCGCACTTAATGAAGGCCTTGAATCTTTTATTCAAATAGAAACCGAAGGACCGGTAGAATTCTATTTTGGTAATATAGATATTAGGCATCATGTATGTAGGTTGGAAGGCGGTTGGGAGAAGAACGTAAAAGATCTTGCTGAACGATATGTAACGGAGGTGAATAACTTATCTGTTCCAGGTCGAATTTACGAACTTCTCCCAATCGAGAATGAGTCTAGAAAAATACCAAAATCTGGTTTTTATAATAAACAACCCTTCCATGGCACTTGGGAAGAGCGTAATAATGCTCGAAAGTTATTTAACGAAATTATTCATGATTCTGGTTTAGGAATTAAATGGACAAATTATCTATTAAATAAAAAAGGAGAATTGGATTTTGATTATATGGAAAAACCACAATCAATCCATTTATCTAGAGAGTACTATCCATATTGGACTGGTATAGAAGAAACAAATACACTTGAGGAATTTTTTTAATATGAATACATGGGCAAGCATAGTTCCATTGATTGGTGGAGAAACCATCGCAATGGAAAACGTTTTTAAAACAAAACCAAAATATTTTTTAACTTTTGATGGCTTTCAAGCTAATGAAGAGCATTTAAGAAATTATTATAATAATGAAATTCCATATTTGAATCTCTCACAAGGAGAGAAACATACTGAAAGTGTTGATGTAGTTAATACTGTATGTCCTTGTGCAGGTCTAAGTTCTCTTAGTCCACAAGCTGCAAGTAACAGTCCAATGAACGATTGGATGATTAAATCTGCTGAATATGTTTTAAGTGAAGTACAACCAAGAGTTTTCTGGGGAGAAAATGCTCCAAGACTAGCATCTAAAATGGGTGAACCAGTTGTACGAAGATTAAGAAAGATTGGTGAAGCCAATGGGTATACATTCAGTATATACAAAACTAAATCTCTATTGCACGGTTTAAGCCAAGTAAGAGATCGTACATTTTATTTCTTTTGGAAAGGTGATAGAGTACCTTTGATGGAATATGTAGATTTAAAACCATCAACAATTGCAGATGATATTAGAGCTGTTCATGAAGATGCTAATGATCCTATGAGTATGATTCTAACTAATGACAAAATACCATCTGAAGAACCATACTATAGATATATTTTAGAAGAACTAGAAGGCGGTATTACTCACGCTCAGTTTGCGTCAAAGATTACTAAATCAGTTGGTCTACAAGATTATATTGAAGAAAGAACAAATTATAAAGTCGTTGCTAAATGGATGCGAGAAAAGGGGTATGATACTGTTGCAAAGAAATGTGATAGACAATACCATAAACTCAAAGCAGGTGGTAATATTATGAGAAAAGGTGTAGAAATACCTAAAGATAAAATTGGTGCCTTTGTTGGTCATATGCCAACAAACCTAACTCATCCAGACGAAGACAGATTTTTAACCGTAAGAGAAGCTTTATCAATTATGAAGCTTCCTACTGATTTTGAACTCTTAAATCCTAAGAGATCTCTTAATCATATATGTCAAAATGTTCCAGTTACTACTGCCGAACATCCAGCTCGAATGGTTAAAAAATATCTAGCAGGTCAATTAGATCTAATAGATACAGATTTCTTGGTACAAGATAACAAGAAAAAAACCTATGAATATGAAAAAAGTCCTTTACAATTGGACCAATTTATGTTATAATAGATATATTAACAAATGGAGAACTTATGTTAAATGTAAATCAAAAATTTCCAGGTTTTATGCTCAATGGTATAAATTCTGAAAATCAAATAGTTCAAGTAAAATCAGGTGATCTGACTGGATCTTGGGCTGTAATTTATTTCTATCCAAAAGACTTCACCTTTATTTGTCCAACTGAAATCAGTGAAATGGACAAATTGTGTGATGAAGCTATTGTGATGGGAGTTTCTGGTGATAATGAGTATTGCAAACTCAACTGGAAAATGTCTAATGAACTTATTGGTTCAATTAAACACACACTTGCTGCAGATTGTGGATTAGTATTAGCTAGTTCATGCGAAGTAGTTAATATGGAACATTTCGTATCTGAAAGAGCTACGTTTATTATGAATCCTGAAGGTATTATTCAGCATGTATCAATGAATGCTATGGATACTGGAAGAGATGTTAATGAACTGTTAAGAACAATTCAGGCACTCAAGGCAGGCGGTTTGACTGGCTGTGGTTGGGAACCGGGAGATCAGTTCGTTGCCTAGTATAGATTTAAGACCAAAGAAGAATAGGAATCCTAAAGATAAGAGACCACCTAGGGAAATGCCTTTTGATGTAGCTTTAAGAAAATTTAAAAAAGCATGTGAAAGAGCTGGTATTATACAAGAGGTAAGACGTAGAGAATTCTATGAAAAACCAACAGCTAAAAGAAAACGAAAAAAAGCAGAAGCGATTTCACGCACTCGAAAGCAAGAAAGATCAATGCAATTAGGACCAGATAGGTCTAGGAGAATAAGATAATGTCTATAATGGATAAACTAAAAAAGAACTCAAAAATTAAAACTACTGATATATTGTCAGAAAGTATATTTTTTGGCGAACAGGATTTTGTTAAGACTAATGTCCCTATGATTAATGTTGCACTATCAGGTGATACTGAAGGTGGATTAACTAGTGGATTAACAGTTTTAGCTGGTCCAAGTAAACACTTTAAAACATCGTTTGCTTTACTTATGGCAAGTGCGTATTTAAAAGAACATAGTGATGCTGTATTACTATTTTATGATTCTGAATTTGGTTCACCGCAATCATACTTCGAATCATTTGATATTGATCCAAGTAGGGTATTACATACACCAATTACAGATGTTGAACAACTTAAATTTGATTTAGTAGGTCAACTAGAAAATATTGATCGTAATGATAAAGTATGTATTGTAATTGATTCTATTGGTAACCTTGCATCTAAGAAAGAATTAGAAGATGCTTTAAATGAAAAATCAGTAGCTGATATGTCAAGAGCTAAAGCATTAAAAGGATTGTTCCGAATGGTTACTCCTTATTTAACTATGAAGAATGTTCCTTTACTTGCTGTTAACCATACATATCAAGAGATTGGTTTGTTTCCTAAAGCAGTAGTTTCAGGTGGAACAGGTATCTATTATTCAGCTGATAATATTTGGATTATTGGAAGAAAACAAGAAAAAGTTGGTATGGAAATTAAAGGTTACCATTTTGTAATTAATGTTGAGAAATCAAGATTTGTTAGAGAAAAATCAAAAGTACCTATCTCAGTTACATGGGAAGGTGGTATTGAAACTTATTCTGGTTTACTAGATGTTGCTTTGGCTGGTAATTATGTTGCTAAGCCTTCTAATGGTTGGTACTGTAGAGTTGATAAAGAAACTGGAGAGTTACTTGATCCAAAAGTAAGAGCTAAGGACACTATTGAAAAAGAGTTCTGGGATCCTATTTTTGAAGGCACAGACTTTAAAAAGTTTATAAAAAGCCAATATCAAATTGGTCATAAACCAATGTTAGATGTTGACTATATGGACTTTGATAATGCCGAATAGTGTTATAAGCCAAAATGATTATAAGTTCATAGAATCCAATGAAGAAAATTGGTATGCTATTGAACTCTTGACAGGAAAATGGAAAGGAGTTAGGTATATATATGGTCAGGTCTCTGTAAAAGAATCACCTGAACTTAATATGGCAACTCTTGCATTTACCTACAATGTTGTCGATTCGAAAGGATTTGAAGAAGACGACTTATTGAATGATATTAATTTTAAGAATTATCTTGGTGGTGTGCTACAACATGCCATCGAAGATTCGCTAGATAATGGAGCCTATATTGGAAATAACAAATCAAATACCGACACAGATACTCAATCATCTGATTAATGATGAAGCATACTGCCGTAGAGTAATACCGTTTTTAAAGAAAGAATACTTTGAGCAAGAACACAAGGTTGTGTTTGACCTTATTGTATCTTTTGTTAATGCGCATAACAAAATCCCATCAGGCAAAGTACTTGACCTCGAATTAAAAAAGGTAAGTGCTCCTGAAGATGTTCTAAATAGAACACAACAACTTATTAATGAGTTAAAAGAAAGATCTGATATTGATATGGGTTATCTTATTAATGAATCAGAAAAATGGTGTAAAGATAGAGCAGTCTATAATGCTATTATGGATTCTATTCAAATCATTGATGGAAAAGATTCAGAAAGAGGTGATGGAGCTATCCCTCAAATATTAAATGAAGCATTGGGTGTTTCATTTGATCCAAACATTGGTCACGATTATATTGATAATTCTGATGACCGTTTTGAATTCTATAATACAAAAGAAAGTAGGACTCCTTTTGATTTAGATTACTTCAATAAAATTACTAAGGGTGGCTTACCGAATAAGACCTTGAACATTGCTATGGCCGGCACAGGCGTAGGTAAGTCACTCTTTATGTGTCATTGCGCAGCAGCAAATCTTGAATTAGGAAAGAATGTTTTATACATTACCATGGAAATGGCTGAAGAAAGAATTGCTGAACGTATTGATGCTAACCTTATGGATCTACCAATCCAACAATTAGAAACACTACCAAAGAATGTATTTGATTCTAAAATTGAAAAGATTGGTAAAGGGTCTATAGGTAAACTCATTGTTAAAGAATATCCTACTGGTGCAGCTCATACTGGACATTTTAGGGCATTACTTAATGAATTAAAACTTAAAAAGAATTTCAAACCTGATATTATATATTTAGATTATTTGAATATTTGTTCCTCTTCTCGTATGAAAGCTATGGGTGGAAGTATAAATAGTTATTCCTACATTAAATCTATAGCTGAAGAGCTAAGAGGTTTAGCGGTGGAATTTAATCTTCCAATCGTGAGTGCAACGCAAACAACACGATCTGGTTTTAGTAATACTGATGTCGGATTGGAAGATACTTCGGAATCGTTTGGTTTACCAGCAACTGCTGATTTGATGTTTGCTTTAATTTCTACAGAGGAATTAGAAGAACTCGGACAGTTAATGGTTAAACAATTGAAGAATCGTTATAATGATCCTACTAAATACAAGAGATTTGTAATTGGTATCGATCGATCTAGAATGAAACTTTACGATGTAGAAGAGTCGGCTCAAACTGATATTATGTCAGATATGGCTCCCGACAAACCTATAGCAACGTGGGGCAATAGAGAAAATAAAGACACGTTCGCTGATTTTAAAACTTAGGAGAAAAATATGTTTTTAAAAGCAAAAGATTGGATTATGGGCAGAATTGGAGAAAGAACATCACTTGATGGTCTAGGTCTCATAGCAGTATGTGGTTCTGTTATTTTATTTGGTGGATTAGCTAAGCTTGCAGCTTGGGTTGGTCTTGCTTGGGGCATTTACACTTTAGTTAAATCTGAAAGTTAAGGAAAGTAATTTATTATGATGGATGTGAAACTCATATCATATTCACAACCAGCTGTAGACTTCGATATTCCAAACGATGTTCTCCAGCTGGTTGCCTATTGTGCTAGGGTATCTAACCCTGAAAATCAGCACAATGAAGAATCAGCCGAGAAGCTGGTTAAATATCTCATGAAGCATAAGCATTGGTCTCCATTAGAAATGGTTTCCGTATGTTTAGAGATTAATTGTCCACGAGATATTGCACGTCAAATCTTACGACATAGATCATTTTCGTTTCAAGAGTTTAGTCAAAGATACGCAGATCCAACTAACGATCTAAAGTTTACTACACGAGAAGCACGTTTACAAGATAAGAAGAATCGACAGAATTCTATAGAGTTAGATAGAGATGATCCTATTAATTATGTGTGGGAATCATATCAAGAAACAATCATAGAAAGGTGTAAAACTGCTTATAATTGGGCAATTGAAGCTGGTATTGCTAAAGAGCAGGCTAGAGCGGTATTACCTGAAGGCCTAACTATGTCTAGAATGTATGTTAATGGGACTCTAAGAAGCTGGATTCACTATATAGAGCTACGTTCTGAACATGGTACTCAATTAGAACATATCAAAATTGCCAAAGAATGTGGCAAAATCATTGATAAGATCTTTACTCCTATGTAAAAAAAATGAAAATAAATGAAAAAAACTGTTTACATTTGCCGAAAACTGTGTTATAATATCTATATTAAATAATTAAATAAGGAGTTAATTTAATGGAAAAACAAATACAAACACTAAAAGAAGCAATCGTAGCAGATTATGCTAGATTTACTGCAAAGTTTCATGATGCCGAAGAAGGTGTTGCGAAGTTTGCAGAGAATGTAACATTTCACGAAGGCTCTAAATACATTAGAGTTGAGACTGAAAGATCGGTTTGGGGATTCATCAATAAAGGAAATAAAAAGTTTCAAGTTGGTGATCTTCTTAAAGCAGCAGGAAGAAATGCTCCAGCTACTAACAAGGCTAGAGGAAACATCTTCGAAACTTATAGTGTAGCTTGGACTGGACCTCATTACTTAGCAGATCACTCAGGTGGTCTTGCTAGAGGTAATTCAAGACCTACAAACGGAGGTGCGTAATGAAGAAATTTATCGTAACACCTTTTGCAAAACCAGAAGAAATACTTGCTAAACAATCAGTCAGAGATGGCGAACAAAGATATACTGAATCTCAAATTAGAGATATGGTAGGAGCACCATCTATTGAAGAATCAGATGAGTGTTTATGTGGCAAAAATATTAATGAATGTGATGAGGCTTATGTTCACAT